CGTTTGGTGAATTAAAAACAGATGGATACTTTAAAAAATTACCAGATAATGTTACAAGGCAAGTGTTAGAAAATTTTAAAAAGCCTAAAAATTGGATGGCTATATGAGATTTAGAGAAATACCTAAGAGAAAGAAGTAAAAGATTGGGCAAAAAAACTTGCAGACAAATTAAATAATTTATAAACAAGTTGCACTTATTAGTTAACATTATTATATTATAGCTATGAGCAAAGAATTGGAACTTACTAAGCTCTTACAAAAAGCCCTCGAATTAGAGCATGCCGCTTATGTGCAATATCTCTCTCATGCTGAAATTATAACTGGAAAATGCGCGCCTGGAATTATTGCACAGCTCAAAGATAGCGCAAAAGATGAAGCTAAACATGCAGAGACTCTTAGAAATCTAATAGGCAATTATCTAGGCTTTTATCCTTCAATGGCTATTGACGCAACTCATGAAGCCATTACAATTGATAAAATATTAAATCAAAATATCAAAGATGAAAAAGTAGCTATTGAGCATTATAAGAAAACTTTGAAGTTTATTGAAGACAATGAGGATATGGAAAACTATTGTACTTATTGGGAAGCTATAAGACAAATATTGATTGAAGAAGAGAAACATGTTATTGAATTGAAAGTATTACAGGATTAAACAGGATGGCAAGGCCCAGAATTTTTGACCCGTATAAATTAGCAGAAGAATTAGAAAAGTATATTCTAACGGCTTATCCGTTCCCAATATTGGCTGAATTTGCTGTAAATTATGATATATCAAGAGAATACATTTATGAACTTGGTAAACAGTGTGAAGAGTTATCTTACGCTATTAAAAAATGTCATATAGCAAAAGAATATAAGTTAGAAAAAGGAATGGCAACGGGAGAAATAAACCCAGGTTACGGAAATTTTGCATTAAAACAACTGGGCTGGCGTGATAAAATAGAGACAGAACATTCGGGATCAATCGGTATAGCTGACGCATTGCTTGAAGCTAGGAAAAGAGCTAATGAATCCGATTGATGCTGAGCTCATTAAAGATTTTGGTGAGTTTAGTCATGATCCTTTTAAGTTTGTGAAATACGTTTATCCGTGGGGTCAAGGTGAATTAGCAGGTGAAGGATCGGATAAACCTAGACAGTGGCAAAAAGAAGTGCTCATTGAAATACGCGACAGGTTAAAGAACATCGAGACTAGATATTCTCCAATTTGCATTGCGGTCGCTTCTGGTCACGGAATAGGAAAATCCGCTCTGATAGGGCAAATAGTGAATTGGGGAATGTCTACTTGTGAAGATTGTAAAGTGATTGTAACGGCTAATACAGAAGCGCAATTGAGAACTAAGACATGGCCTGAAATTAGTAAATGGTTTAATCTAGCAATAAATAAACATTGGTTTAAACCTACAGCAACGGCCATTACAAGCGTTGAAAATGGCCATGAGAGGTCTTGGCGGGCCGATGCGTTAAGTTGGTCAGAGAACAATACAGAAGCGTTTGCAGGGCTTCACAATAAGGGCAAAAGAATAATACTGATATTTGATGAAGGAAGCGCGATAGCTGATAAGGTTTGGGAAGTTGCTGAAGGCGCTTTGACTGATAAAGAGACCGAAATACTTTGGATTGCATTCGGTAACCCGACAAGAAATACAGGCCGTTTTAGAGAGTGTTTCGGGAAGTTAAAACATAGATGGATTACAAAACAGATTGATTCTAGAACGGTGGAAGGCACGAACAAAGAGCAAATAGATAAATGGATACAAGACTATGGGGAAGACAGCGATTTTGCTCGCGTTCGTGTCAAAGGTCAGTTTCCAAGGGCAGGTTCAAATCAATTTATCGATTCTGAATCGGTGGAGTTTTGCAAGCACTACAAAGCAGAAGGATACAATACACAAGCTCTCGTTTTTGGCGTTGATATAGCTCGTTTTGGTGATGACCAGAACGCAGTTTGTATAAGACAAGGTAGAAAAGTTGAGCCGTTGATTAAATGGCGGGGACTAGATACAATGCAAACGGCGGCAAAGATTGTAGAGTTGTATCAAGAGCATAAACCTGATATGATGTTTATAGATGGCGGCGGTGTTGGTGGTGGCGTAATCGATAGAGTAAGGCAGCTTATTAATTCAAACAAGGTGCGTGAAGTAAACTTTGGCTCTTCCCCTAAAAACGATGCAAAGTATTTTAATAAGCGTGCTGAGATGTGGGGAGACTGTAGAGATGCGATAAAAGCAGGAATGCAGCTCCCCGATGATAATGAGTTGTTTGATGAATTAACAGGTGTTGAATATGGGTTTAGTAATAAGCAGCAAATACAATTAGAGCGTAAAGAAGATATGAAAAAGAGAGGTTTATCGAGTCCTGATTGTGCAGACGCTTTAGTACTAACGTTTGCAGATACGGTGCTTAAGGATAGACCAAAACCTGTCGTAGTAAGACATTATGCGGGTAGTCATGGAACAAGTTGGATGGGTGGGTAAAACAATAAAAGAAAGGTTTTAAAATGAAAGAGATTCTTTTAGTATTAGCGGTATTTGGTATTGTGACAGCTCAAAGTGCCTACAACGTTAAAACGTTTCAATTCCCTGTTGCTACGTTTAAGGAGGACTCGTTGAAATCAACTGCGGCGTTCCCTGTTGGTGATTGCGAGGGACTTGATTTGATCATCAAGTCAGTGGCGAAGGATTCTAGCGTGTTTGAGATAGGTTACCAAAGAGGTTATTGGGATGGTGGTCAGATCATTTGGAAGCGTCCTTACATGGTTGTAGACACGTTTAACACGCTTACAGCAGGGAACTTCATTGCAGCAGGAACAAGTATTGTCGGAATCAATGACACCGATAAGGTGCAAGCTCTTGATAGTTCGCAAGTGTCTGGTTATGTTGTAATGGCAAAGCACATTTTCCCGTATCGTAGTCCTTATGGCAGGTTTGTGCTTAAAGGGTTGACAGGGAATAAGAAGAGCTTTTACAACGTCTTTATCACGGTTTCACAGCCTAAATACTACCGTGTTGACGTAGGAACGAGCAAGCAACCAAATGACTAAGCCGATTGTAGAATTGCAAGCAGAAGAGGACGTAGTATTTGAAGATGGTAAAGAGCTTATGAAGTATATCAATGCTCTTTGTGCTAATATTGCAGATAAGAAGATTAGGCGAAAGACTAAGAAAGATTTTCTGTTTAAATTGCGTAGTGAATATGGGGCAATAGTATGAAGATTGATTTGTTCTATGGGTTTAAAGCAATAACCCCAGAATGCACTAAAATATCTTTTGTTAGAAATAAATTTTGGTTTTTGTATGTTATAAAAGAGTTTTTAATGCAATGCATTTTTTATACTTTGATCGGAGCATGTTTTGCTTTTTCTTTTGTACAATTATTAAGATTGGCGGCAAAATGGTAGAAAAACCTTGTATATCTTGCAATCATCCAATAGGCGGCTGCGAGCTAGATTGTCCATATTTAAAGAAGTGGAATAATACCATGGGGAACAAAATACAATCATTAAACATTGATGACAATACCGGAGCCATTGAGCGCAAGATCAATGAGCTTATTGAAACTGTGAATAAACTCACAGAGAAGCACGAAAAGAAACCTCCAAAAGAGAAAAAAGAATAATGGCAAGCGTATACTCAAAGAAGCGTTTGACTAAGGAAGAGAAAGCCGATCAAGAGATACTTACAACCGCTCTTGAGAGATACCAAGAATGCGATGCTACTTGTAACGAGATTTACAAGACAGCTATAGATGATATCAAGTTTTCTATTGGTGAGCAATGGGGAACGAGAGAGCTTGCAACTAGGCAAGATAGACCGTCTCTAATAGAAAACCGTCTAGCCGCTACTATCCACCAGATTTGCAATTCACAGCGTCAAAATCGCACAATGATCAAGGTGACTCCTCGTGATGACGTGAGTGACCCTGATGTCGCAGAGATTATTAACGGGCATTTGAGATACATTCAATACAATAGTGACGCTGAAACCGCTTTTGATACCGCTTTTGAAAGTGCTGTCCGTGGTGGTATTGGTTGGTTTAGATTTGTTACTGATTATACGGATGATGATTCGTTTGAGCAAGAGATATTTTTTAAGCGTATAGACGAAATTCAAAGTGTTAGGGTGCCAATTCATTTGTGCCGTGAAATAGACTTTCGGGATATGCCTTATGCTTTCATTGAGGTATCAATGAGCAAAGAGGATTTTGAGAAGGAATATCCTGACGCGGATGTTGATTCGTGGCCTTCCACTACAGCAAATCAAGGTTGGTTCACAGAGGATCAAGTAAAGATAGCAGAGTACTTTGTAGTTGAAAAGAAATATAAGAAAGTTTATCTAGTTTCTGACTCAATGAACAAGCAAACAATACTTGATTATAAACCAGATGAAGAAAGTGGTTATACCGTTATTGCAGATCGAGAAGTTTGTGAACGTAAGATACTTTGGTATAAGATTACGGCAGGTGAAATATTAGAAAGAAAAGTATTCCCCGGTAAATGGATCCCGCTTTTCCCTGTTCTCGGTGAAGATGTAACGATAGAAGGCAAACGCAAGTTTATATCCTTGACTCATAACGCCAAAGACCCTCAAAGAATGCTAAACTTCTGGAGAAGCGCAGAAGCGGAAAGAATAGCGCTTGCACCAAAATCCCCATGGGTAATGTATGCGGGGCAAGATGAAGGGTATGAAGATGAATGGGCTAATGCGAATAGATCAAACCTTTCCGTATTGCACGCTAAGAGAGTATCCGAAGATGGCCAGCTTTTACCGCTTCCACAGCGCTCTATGCCCACTCAAATAGATATGGCCATAGTAAATGCGGCCCGTGAGAGTATTGACGCTATAAAGGCTTGTACAGGCGTATTTGATGCAGGTCTAGGTAATGAATCAAACGAGAAGAGCGGCCGCGCTATCATAGCAAGACAACGCCAGGGCGATACCGCAAATTATCATTTCTTTGACAATATGGCTAAATCAATGCGGCACGCTTGCAGAGCGGTTGTTGACATTATCCCAGAGATATACGATACAGAAAGAACTATTCGTATACTTGGCGAAGATATGAAAGAAAAGGTTGTAACGGTTAATAAAATGTACGATGCAGAAGGTAAATTGTATGACCTTAAAGCAGGCAAGTATGATGTGATTGTAGAGACTGGCCCGTCTTTTATGTCAAAGAGACAAGAGACAGCCGAGAACTTGCAGCAGCTTGCGCAAAGTGATCCTACAATTGTTCAATGCGCACGTGATCTGATCCTTAAGTACATGGATTTGCCTGCTGAGGTTGTAGAAAGGGCACAAAAGACAATTTCTCCTGAGTTTATGACTGACGATAAGAAACAAAACCCACAACAGATGGCGGCTATGTTTGCCCAATCTCAACAGCAATTGCAACAGCTTGATCAAGTCATACAGCAATTGAGCGCGGAGAATGAGCAACTGCAAGCACAGGCGAACGCTAAGAGCGAAGATAATATGACTAAGATGAAGATTGCAGAACTCCAAGCACAAGTTGAGATATTGACCACTCAAATGAAGCTTGGCGTTGATAAGGATAAAATGACGCATGAGGCGGTACTAGAATCCATGCGGCACGAAAATACAATAGAGCGTGAAGACTTTGGGGCAGTCCGAAACGCTGCGTTTAATCCACCCCAGCCACCAGCGGCTAAAGCTGAGAAGAAGAGGTAAGTTTTATGGAATCCATGATTGACGAAGTAGTGAGTCCAACATCAAAAGAAGCCCTTGAATTAGCTAAAGAACCACCTGTTAGCGAGCTTCCGGCAGAGAATGCCGAGCCTAAACCTGTTGATGCAGAAGCGGAACCCGTAAAGGCCGAGGGTGAAGAAGGAGCAAAAGCAGAAGAGCCGAAAACAGATGAAGAAAATAGCGTAATTCGACAGATGCGAAAGCAATTGCGTCAACAACAGAAGCAAATAGCGGAACTGAGACAGGCACAAACACAAGTACAACCGGAGCCGCCACCTTCACGCGAAAACTTTCAAACTGAAGAAGAATTTATAGATGCGAAGATTGACTACAAGTTAAATCAACAGGCACAAGTACAAACGCAACCAAAGAGACTAAGTGTCTTTGAGACTAAGTTCGAGGAAACGGCAAAGACTCATGCAGACTTTAAAGAAGCGCTGGAAGATATAGATCATGTCATGTTTACCCCAGAGGCTCAAACGTCTATTAGGCAAACAGTGGAAACATTGCCTTATGGTGGTGAAGTACTTTACCATATTGCTAAGAATCCAGAACTTGCAGAAGAGCTTTCTTTGTTACCTCCCGCTGCGTTTGCCGCTCGTCTTGGTGATATTCATGGAGACATACGACAATCAAAGACAGTCAAACAAGTTTCTAAGGCTCCCGCTCCTATTAAGCCAGTGTCAGGCGCTCCAAAGGTAGATAAGTCATACGATGATATGACTATGGAGGAGTTTATGGCAACTAGGCGAAGGGAAAAAGAAGCCTATAGAAAATCCAAATTCGGAATATAACAAACGAGGATTACTATGGCTAATTCAAGAATTACTTCCAGTTTTATAACACGTGAGTTTCTAAGCGTGTTGCATAGCAATTGCGCTGTGCTTCGTTCGTGCGATACTTCATGGAACAAACTTTTTGCAAAATCAATGGGGCCTGTCGGTAAGGCTGGCCCGACAATCGGTATTCGTAAACCTGCTCTTGGTTCGATTCGTACCTCTTGGGGTATGGATTCAACCGATATTACAGAGTCACAGGTTCAGCTTACGGTTGACCAGATTGTCGGCGTTGACCTTAACTTCTCTGATAGTGATATCAGCCTTGCGGTAGAAGATTTTAGCGAACGCTATATTGTTCCTAATGCTCTCAAAATGGCTTCTTACATTGACTACAATGTAGCAAGTTTCATCGAACAGAACACCTTCAATACTCAGGCTGTTGATACTCTTGGAACCGCCCCGAACGATACCAAGTATTTCATGGGCGCTCGTCAGAAGATTTATGAAAATCTTGCTCCTATGGATGAGTATTTGAATTGCATTATCAGTCCACGTACTGAGACAAAGATTATACCCGCTCTTCAAGGCTTGTATAATCCTCAGAACCGTATTAGCGAACAGTATGAAAAAGGTCAGATGTCCAAGGCTCTTAATATGAACTGGTATACTTCTCAGACTTTGCCAGCGCATACACATGGAACTTGCACAACCGGCACCTCTCCTGCTGTTAGTGGTTGGTCTGGATCAACCCTTACAATTAGCAATATGACAAGCGGTGGAACTCTCACGGCTGGGGACGTTCTTACTATTTCTACTTGCTACGCTGTAAACTTTGAAACCAAGCAGACCTACGCTTCATTACAGGATTTTGTCGTTACTTCTACGACAACCGGAAGCGGAACCAATATCACTGTGACGGTTAGCCCGACTCCCGTGTTGACTGGCCCGAATCAGAATATTAGTGCAACCCCTGTTGGTGGAACCGCTGTAATGCGTCAGAACACTGCTTCACAGATTGTACAGACAGATTTTGTCTTGCATCCAAAAGCATGTGCGCTTGCATTTGTTGACCTTGAACTCCCTAATAACATGGAAATGGCTTCGAGGGTGTCGGCCGATGGTATTTCTATACGCTTCCTGCGCGGTTATGATATAGCCAACGCAAGGTATTTAAGCCGTATGGACTGCTTCTTCGGTCGTGCAATGCAGCGCCCCGAATGGGCGGCAAAAATTATAAGTTAGTATTTAGTATCCAATGGGTGGCTAATAACCACCCTATTTTAAAAACAATTAGAAAAGGATTAAATCATGGCGGGACAAACTATAACTGACACAAGTATTCAACAGGCTTCTTATGGCCTTGATGATGGGATTTGCGTTGCAATTAGTGGCGGGAAGTTAGGTTTCTTTGGAACCGCTCCGACTTCTAAAGCAACCCTTACAAACGCGGCTGCTGTAACGGCAGGATCAACAACTACCGTATGCAATACAGGCCTTGCCGAGCTTGTGACTGAACTTGTTGCAAAAGGTATTATCGCAGCAAGCTAATGGACATACTGCTTGGTTGTGGCCATTCGCGTGAAAGAAAGATAAGCCCTACTCGTAAAGGGTGGATTGATCTTGTTACGCTTGACATAAACCAAGATTGTAAACCTGATGTGGAGTGGGATTTAGATTGCGTCCCACTCCCATTTAAAGATGACAGTGCGGAAGAAATACATGCGTATCAAGTATTGGAGCATTGTGGCAGACAAGGTGATTACAGACATTTTTTTGCACAATTTCAAGATTTTTGGCGTATATTAAAACCTAATGGGCTTTTGTGTGTTACCGTCCCAATGCCAAACACAATATGGACTTGGGGAGACCCTGGGCATACAAGAGAAATCAACAATGGAACACTATCATTTCTTGATCAAGATAATTATGCAAGCTGCGGCAAAACCGCTATGACTGATTATCGTTTTTGCTATAAAGGGCACCTTAAAGTTATTGTAAGTCTAGTGCAAGATGATATATATTATTTTGTATTAAAGGCTATCAAATAAAAGGGGTTTAAATGTCAAAAAAGCGTAAAGTTTTTATCGGCTTAACCGCTTACGATCAAAAAATTTATGTTCTCGGTATGATGTCTATTCTCAATAACATTAAAAATCTAGAAGCTAATGGTTTTGAAGTCTCTCTAAACGCTCAAATGGGAGATTGTTACTTAGACCAAACTAGAAACCACATTGTAAAGACGTTTCTCGCTAGTGATTGCACTGACTTAATATTCGTTGACAATGATTTGTCTTTCGATTCAGACGCGATGCTTAAGCTAATGACTAAACCCGTTCAAATAATTGGTGCTGCTTACCCGTATCGAAGCCAAGACAAAGACGGATTTCCAATAGCTGTTCACGTTCACGAAAATTTAGAGTTCGCAGGGAATAAAGAACTAGGCATAATTGATTGCAAGTTTGTTCCTACAGGTCTTTTAAGGATAAATCGTAGTGTTTTTGCTACTCTTAAAGAGAAATACCCTAAAAATGTGGATGCAAAAGGGGAACTACAGTTTTTCCGAACAGGCTTATTGTTTGAAGATGAAGGCGACAACCGATGGTTTGGTGAAGATGTGTATTTCTGTGAGATTTCCAAGCGTGTAGGCATTATAAATTGGTGTGAGCCTACAATAGGATGCTGTCACATTGGGCAACTTAATAAAACAGGTAGATTATCAGATTATTTGCGGGCAGGTGGTACTGTAGAGACAGAATTAAAAAAGTTTGATTCACAAAAGGCGGCTTAAATGGCTAGTTCTGCGCTTGATATGATCAAAGGAGCGTTAAAGCTCTTAAACGTGCTGTCGCCTGGAGAAGTCCCAGACGCAGAATTGCAAGACGATGCTTTCAAGGCGCTAAATAGAATAGTTAGTAGTTGGAACACCAATAGATTAATGTTGTATGCCGTCAAAAACGTTGTAGGAACGCTTAACGCAGGCCAGAATCCTCACACTATAGGCGACGGTGGGGATATAGACATTGATCGCCCCTTGAGGATTGAGAAGTGTTTTGTGCGTGTTCCTGGCACGACAAATCCTGTTGATTATCCTGTTGTGCAAATGGATAACAACCGATACCAAGAGTTCACGATTAAAAATACTCTTGTAAATTACCCCACTAATTTCTACTATGAGCCTACGTTACCACTTGCCAGTATCTATATGTTCCCGGTTCAAAGCGTGGATTTAGAGATCCATTTGAGCGTATGGATGCAGCTTGCACAGTTTAGCTCGCTTATTGACGAGAATGAGATACCTATTGATTACGAGAACGCCTTAATGTACCAATTAGCTATTGACTTGGCTCCTATGCTTGGTAAATCTGGTTCGGTAGTTCGAGGTTCTCAGATTTATGATAGATGCAAAGAGTTTATCAGAGAGATTAAAACAGTTAATCAACCTAAATATGTGTCCACAATAGACTCTGCTTTGCTTGGTAGCAATCAAGGAAGTGGGGCTTTTAATATTTATCGAGGGTATTGATTATGTTTGTAAATTTCCTTGGTGGTTCTTATAATGGTCGCTCAATAGCCGATGATGGTCAAGAAACTGTGAATTGGTATCCTGAAATAAGTGAAGAGCCTACAGGGAACGAAGGCAAAGAGGTAAGGATGACCTTATACCCTACTCCCGGTCTAAAACTGTTTACAACGGTATAAAATGACTATAACAAAGACAATAGGCACAGGTGGTGATTACTCTGATCTAGGAGCCGCCTATAATGCTTTGGTGGCTTTGGGAGTATTATCGGATGATTACAATTGGGACATTATTTCTGACGTTACTAATAATACATCGTGTTCTGGTACTCTACAGTTAGATGGTCATACACTGTCTATTTCCTCGTCGGTTGGCGGTTCTGTTGATTGTGTAAATGGTATCTTGTTTAATATCTATAAAGATTATTTAACAGGCTCGCCTTATACTCAATGGAAGGGCACTATAAGTATAAGTGGTTTGATATTTAGCGGAGATATTTCTGGGTATTTAGTAGGTTTTTCTTCTGGTCATATGTATGAACAGCAAAACGGTCAAATAATAAATATTTATAATTGTAAGTTTAAAAATTCTTTAGGCATCGGCCTTAGCATATCCGCAACAGGGTGGGTTAATGTAAACCTGTACAATTTAATTTTTGCAGGATCTCCAGCTTCTTACCCGTTATACTTCGCATTATCTTCGCATTATATAGGTCTAGACCCTAGTACTTCGGTTAGGTCAAAGATATTAGAAAATATCTCAATAAATTCTACCGGAACAGGCGTAATATTCGTTCATGATTATGATGGGTTCGCGACATTAAAAAACGTTGTTTCTTTTGGATCAACTGGCGGGTTTACTTGTTTTGGTTTCCCTGCCGCTTCTACATTATTTTTTGATGTCTCTAATTGTGCCGATAGCGATAGTTCTTTAACTTTTGGGACTGATAATATTACAGGTATTACCGTTGATGATTTCGTCCAAGTAGACAACCCTTATAGAAGCGATTATTTTGACATCACAGTTGACGGCTCCGATCTTTACGGTGTAGGGACTACATCAATAAGTAATACTACTGATATTAACGGATTGCCTCGCCCTAACCAATTTGGGCTTGTTTCTATTGGTGCGCACGAACCAGACAACCGTTTTGACTTTGCAACCGACCCAAGAGAAACAAAAGTTACCAAACCTGTTGACTTTTACTTTCAAGGGATAACGACTTCAAACTATAGTTACTCTTGGAGCCTTGGGGATAGCTTAACTTCTACAGATGAGAACCCTACACAAGCGTATACGATACCAGGGCAAAAATCTATATCCCTAACGGTAAACGATGGTGACGGCCATAGCGGTACGGTTTCCAAATCTAACTATATAAACATCCTTGGAGTCGATATCCCTACAAAAGATAAAACTGTATACCCATTTAGAATGAAAATTGGCAGTGTAAATCATCATCTATTGACCGAAAAAGGCAATACGTTTTATGAGGATTATGGAGTAGTTGTCGAAGGTTGGCCTTATGTGAATATCGGCAAATCCGATGATATTAACTGGGTAAGAGTAAAGTTTATAGTTCCTGCTAATGAGAAAATCAAGTATTATTTATGGGATTTTGGAGACGGTGCAACACTTAAGACTATAAACCGTGAAGTTTCTCACAAATACAACTTGAAAACACGCGCCGATTGGATGACAAGTACCGGTGTAATACCTGTTGACGGCTTTAATGGCACAATTTCAGGCCGTTGGACATACGTACAATTAACGGCTGTTAGTTTAGACAATCGAGTCGCGGATTCTGTAAGTAGATATCCTGTTTGCATCTATGAAATAATACCACAATCTGAGAGCGAAATCTATTTTGAAGATGGGGAAATAATTATCCCGGAAGGGGAAGTAATACTATCATGAAACAACTACTTTTAATACTTTCAATGTTTTCTATTGTTGGGGCAGTTGATGTAAAACAAGTTTCCACTACTACAACTAGCACTTATACAAATTTCAATCAACGTGTGGCAGAGGTTGGCGCTACTTCTTATGCCCCTTTTTATAATAATAGCGTGTTGGCTGTTAGTGGTAAGTTGACAATACCAGCAACGTTTAAGGGTACGCTTATTGGTAACTCGTACTTTAAGGGCGTGAATGGCTCGGCACAAGATACCGTTTATTTTGCTGGAAATTGGAATTTCCCCAACAACTTTATTTTTGACACGTCCATCACAGTTATCTTTGCCCCCGGTGCTGTGAGTGAGGTGAGGCCTGAGTGGTGGGGTGGGTATCCTAACGATTTACTTGATGATACTAGGGCGATCAATTCAGCTATTAATTCTAGCGCTTTATTTTTCCTTAGTATTAGCTATCCAGGGCTAAACTATGTTAATGGTGTTACCGTTAAATTAGATAGAGGTATTTACAGAATAAGTGATGCTATATATGTAAATGAACGAGGCACAACCATAAGAGGCGAAAAAGGCAAAAACCCAAATGGCCTTGGCGATTCGATGTCGGCTACTCAAATAAAGTATGTTGGCGCTGCTAATAATTCAAAATCTGTAATCTTTATTGACACTCTTGGTTTTAGCTGCGACATCTATAGCGTTTATCTAAATGCAAACGACTCCGCTGGATATTGTATTTACCAAAAAGGGGCTAGGGCTCCTAGCCTAAATTCAAAGGGTGGGATATTTAAGGATATTACTTTCTTTGGGTATCGCAAAAAAGGGTGGGTTATAGGTGACTCAACGGATGTTTCTAACGATGCACAATTTGAAAATATAGAAGCATCAACTTTAAAATTTTATGGTGGATTACCATACGCTAATACAACTGCGATTCATGTCAACGCGCAGAATTTAGAGTTTTTAAATATCACAAGTATGTATATCGACCCCCCAACTATTAGGGCACATAAAAACCATATTAGGCAAATTGCTGGTGGAATAAATATTATGGGAATGGTTAGCACCCGTTCTGGTAGTTATGGCGCAGATAGCGCGGTGTGCCCAAATAATATTTGTTGGACTGATTTTGCAATATATTCGCAAGACCAACTTATAATTAATGGGTGGAGATCAGAGGACAGAAAATTAGTATATAGGGCACCGGCTACAGTGGCGGCTCCATCAATGATTAGCAACGTTACTCAACGACAATATGGGTATGAGGCTGATACTGTAACCGGTATAAATGTTATAGAACACAATTCATTTAACGGGCCATTCGCAATTGTGAATGCTAGGCTTGGGGGTTCTGTATTGTGTGGGGCTTCTAGTAAAATTTATCTATCGGCTACAAACGTTTTGTTTGCAGATGACTCTGCAATAGGAGATAGAAGATTTAAATTTTCAGGGCCGAGAAATCAACGTGGTTTAATACATGATATTGATAGTGGGACGTATAGAATATTGGGAACATATCCAATATTTGATCAAGTTGATACCGCAGGGAACTCTAAATTTACGGTTAGTAACGGGAGTATTATATATCAATCAAGAACAAATACAACCATAACGAGTAATCAAAACGATTATGCCATTGGTGATGGTACAAATAGGCGACTTGTAACAAATGGGAACTACAACATTACAGGGATGTCTGGTGGGGTTAACGGGAGATTTTTGCTTGTAACAATGGAAAGCGCATATAAGATAACTTTTAAACATAATAGTTCTTCTTCTATTTCTGCAAACAGAATAAATATGTCAGACAGTAAAGATTTAGTGCTTGGTGAAAATGAGATGGCAATATTTTTTCATAATGGCGGCCATTGGAAGGGCTATAAGTTATATAATAAAAGTTTTGATTCAGTTTTTACTACTCATATTACTTCTAGCGGAGACATTAAATTTAGTACTACTTTTACAAATAAAACTAGTGCTGATGCAGGTACTATTGATTTGGTTTTGGATACTGGATCATCAACCGGTATAACTATGAGAGGTAAAAAAGGCGGGGTGGCATATGGTGGAACTTCTAGAATGTATTTTTTAAATGATGGTGCAAATACGTCATTTAACATAAACAGAGGTGGAGACACTACAAAAGGTTTAAAAATGGATTCGGCAGGGATAATTAAAATAGGTACTCCTAACGAATCATCTTCTTCCACAACAGGCGCTCTTGTCGTAAGTGGTGGGGTGGGAGTTGCTAAATCAATCACCACTGGCGACAAAATAACCATTCCTTCAACAAAATTCTTTTACCTCGGCGACTCCGCAACTTCCGGTACTTGGCGAATAGGTCGTGACGTTGACTCTCTTAAATTTCAGAGGAATGAATCGGGGACGTGGATAAATAAGCATACAATAACACCTTAAGGCGGTTTACATGGCACAGAAAATTTATGACGACTTAATTCTGCCAAAGACAAGCGGTAAAGGAATAAAAATAGATACCGATGCTCCAACATTTGGGTGGCGTGATCTTGAATATATGGAGTTCCCTGACCCTGCCGGAACTGATGCCCCTCAGATAACCACTTTCCTCGGTGGTGTTAGATCTCATTTCTACCAAACTATTGGAAGTAACGACAAAATGGATTTAAGGGGCCATATACCTCATGATTATGTTCCTGGTACTGATATGTACGTGCATATCCACTGGTCTCATGATGGTACGGCAATAAGTGGGGGTTTGACACTTACTCATGAATGCACTCTTGTGAAAGGGCATAATCAAGCGGCTTTTCCAACAACAAAAACACAAACTATCACATATAGTACCGTTAATATAGCTACAACGCCAAGATGGTATCATATGATTACAGAGGTGGCTTTAACTTCAGATGGTGGAAGTGCAACATTATTTGATAGGGCATTAATAGAAGTTGACGGCCTAATTATAGCAACATTGACATTGACCGGGTTACCAACCATAACAGGCGGCACAACGGTAGGAGGTGGCACTGGTATTTGGGTTCATCGATCAGACTTGCATTATCAAAGCAATAATATGCCTACAAAGCAAAAGGCACCTAATTTTTATGTTTAATGTATTATATTAAGGATTAATAATGGCATACGGAAACTACAGAACGCTATACTCCACCGCTTTTGATAGGCTGTTCGCTGTAATTGGAAGCGGTTTATACGAGATATTCGAAGACGGTTCGTCCTTGCTTCGTGGCAGTATAAATACTTCTGTAGGCCGTTGCTCAATAGCAGAGAACGAAACACAACTACTACTTGTTGACGGTACTGATGCTTGGATTTACACGCTTGCTACTAATGTGCTTGAGAAGGTTGTTTCTGACGGAATAGTATCAAGCAATCACACGGTAATGCTAGACGGCTTCTTTGTAATAACAGAAGCTAATACAGGACGTTTTCATTGGTCAGATTTGCGGAATGGCTTAAGTTGGGATCCTTTGAATTTTGCTACTGCCGAAGGTTCACCAGATAATATCGTTAGCGCTGGCAAGATAAACAACGAACTATGGCTATTCGGCAAGAAAACAACTGAAGTATGGTATGATACTGGTAACTCTGATAGCCAATTTCAGCGTGTTAATAGTGGCTTCCTAGACATAGGCTGCGCTGCGCAATGGTCGGTTGCTACAATGGGAAATACGATCATGTGGCTAGGGAGTAGCTTACAAGGGAATGGCATTGTATGGAGTGCATCGGGGTATATACCACAAAGAATAAGTACTCACGCCATTGAGTATATCATCGGACAAATTTCTAAGACCTCAACTATTGAAGATGCAGAAGCTTATTGTTATCAAGATGAAGGCCATTTTTTCTATGTGTTAACGTTCCCTTCAGGCAATAGAACTCTTGTTTATGATATGAAAACGCAAATATGGCATGAAAGAGGCTTTTGGAACACTAAAACCGGGACAATGGATAGGCATAGAGGCTCTTGTCACGTATTCTGGAAAGGTAAAAACTATGTTTCAGACTATCAGAATTCAAACTTATATGAGTTGGATCTTGACACCTACACAGACAATAGTTCTCTCATTCGAAGAGTTAGGACAGGCCCACACATACGACAAGACCGGAAAAGACTATACTTCCATACCTTTGAACTTGACGTGGAGCGCGGCGTAGGTTTAAGTAGTGGACAAGGGAGCTCGCCTAAACTTAATTTACAGATAAGCAATGATGGCGGCCGTACCTTTGGCGGTAATATCCCTATGAGTATAGGCAAAACAGGTGAATATACAGTGAGAGCAATAGCAAGGCGTTTGGGTATGAGTAGGGATAGGGTTTATCGAGTATGGACGGATGATCCGGTGAAAACGGTACTTATAGGCGCTCGTGGTGATATCGAAATAGAGGAGGCTTGATATGTTAGAATTTCTTAGTCAAATAGCAGGGCCAGTTTTAAACATTGGTAGTGCTATTGGTGGCGGTTTGATCCAGAAGAATGCCGTAACTCAGGCACAACGAGCACAGGAACGAGCGCTTAATAGGGCAGAAGGTGCCACAACTGGCGCTTATAACGAAGCTAAAGGGTATCAACAGCCTTATTATGATGTAGGCACCCAAGGTATGAGGAGCCTTGCTAGTATGGTAAATCAAGGCGCTTTTGACGTTAATCCTTATCAATACCAAATGCAACAAGCGCCTAATGAACAGTTTAATTTTCAAGCTGACCCTGGTTATGCTTGGAGAATGCAGCAAGGCACTAATGCAATAAATAGCAATGCGGCTGCGGCTGGCAATCAATTAAGCGGTGCAACATTAAAGGCGCTTGCTAAATACGGACAAAATATGGCTAGCCAAGAATATGGCAACGCTTTTGATAGATTTAATCAAAACAGGAACTTTGCACAAGGTCAATACCAATTTGGTACTACTACCGGAATGCAAAATGCATTGAATCAATATAACGCGGCTAACCAGCAAGCGAATCAGCGTTATGATAGATTTGGAAACATCGCAGGATATGGGCAACAGGCGGCTTCTAACCTTGGCAACCTTGCAACCGGTTACGGTCAAAATATGTCTGGTTTGGCTACCGATAGAGGGAACGTGCAGGCGCAAGGGATCATGGGGCGTGGGCAAGCTTATGACCGTATGCTTGGCGGTACTTTGCAAGGTATTAATCAAGGTATCCAAGGCCAACAAGGTCGAGGGGCACAAAACTTAATGCAATTTCTACCTCTTTTAGCATAGGGGAATATATGGCGATAGATTACAGAATTTTACAGCCTTGGAGCTACGAGACACCTAACCAGCTTGCACAACAAAGTGCTAGTTTGAGGCAAATGGCAACTAGTGACGCTATGAATCAACAGGCTATGGCTCAAGGCCGTCAAAACTTTGCCAATCAACAACAACTATTCGGGCAAGGTCAGCAAGAATATGCGGCAAAGCAGCAAGCGGCACAGGTAGACGCACAAGAGAATGAACAACTAAAGCAGCTATTCCCTAACTATGTGAATCCTGAGACGAAGGAAATTGATATTGACGGTTTTTACATGGAAGCCGCAAAGATTAATCCAAAGAAAGCTGAACAGTTTAGAAAAGAATATGCGGAATATCAAGACATGTTGAAGCAGCAACAATTTAAACAAAAAGATTTAGAGATTAAAGAGGCTGGGTTAGGTTCTGAAAAAATGAATGCAGAGACTAATGCAAGGAACGCTGAAACGCAAGCAAAAAATTTAAAATTACAACAAGATAAATTTAATTATGAAAAGACAAAGCCAAATAAAACTACATTAGAAGGTATTGATCCAGACACCGGGAAACCGTATACACAAGGGCAAAGAACAGCCGCAAATTATGCTTTGAGAATAAGCGAAGCAGAGTCAAATCTTGATAGGTTATCTAGCGCAGGGTTTAATCCGTCTGATGTAAGGTCAATAATTTTAAACCCTAAAAAATTGAATGCAGTAAAAAGCCCAGAGTTAAGGCAATACGCACAAGCAATGAGGACTTTTATTAACGCTGTGTTGAGGCGTGAATCTGGCGCTGCAATTTCACCAACAGAATTCGATAGCGCAAACAGTCAATATTTTGCATCATTGAATGATGACCCCGCAACATTATCACAAAAGAGAAATACTCGTTTACAAGTTTTAGGAGCTCTAAAGGCTGAAGCTGGTTCTGCATTTGGCGATGCTATGAACGAGTATCAAAAACTAAGTGGTGGTGTAGAGCAACCAACAGTCCCGATTAAAACAGTCAAAGAGAAAAAAGCCTTAAACAAAGAGTTTGACGATCTTTGGGGGGTTCCATGACAAGGCAAGAGTTTATCCAAATAGCCAAAGCCCGTGGGATTGACAAGGAAACCGCTTTTAAGAAATATCAAGAGCTTGATTCTCTTGGGAAGTTTTCTGACAGTGAACCTGTAGTAAGTCAGGAACCTGCACCACAGCCGCAACCAGCGCAAGAGCAACAGGCATCTTCTAACCCATTCGAGAAGCCACTAGAAGGCGCTAGAGAGCGAACTATACAACGATTTCAAACTATTGATAAGCCAACTACTTTAGGTAGCATGATGAACCTTCAACGAGGTTCTATCCCCGAAGCTATTGTAGGCACTCCCGAACGCATGGCGCGGACTGGACTTGGTGCTTTTGGTAGCGTAGCAGATTTCCTTATTGCCGCACCTGTAGAAGCCGGTATGAACCTTGCAAACATGGCAACAGGTGGACGTGCCGGGCAACTAGCACAAGGAGCAATAGAAGCCACTGGAATAGCAAAACCTTTAAGCAAATTGGCTCAAAAGTACCAAGAATATAGGGCGGCATTACCAGAGAGCGAACAAGCGAACCTTGACGCGGCTGTAAGTGGTGCAAGTGGACTTGGTCAAATGGCAGGGGTGAAAACCGCTCCAAAATTAGGCGGTAAAATATTACCAGCAACAGAAAAAGGAGTTGTAAAAGAAGCTAAGACATTAGGGGAAATAGGTAAAGGCAAGGATAAGGTTTATACTCAAATGACCGGGGAAAAAATAGACGTTTCCAAGGTTAAACAACCTGGATTCCCCTTCTTAAAAGAACTTAACCAAGCCGATGCGAGAGAGTTAACAAGACCAAGAGCACCGGAAACAATCCCGTTGAGGAAATACGCAGAGCAACAAGCCGTTGCGGACATCAACGCAGGCGAGGGAGTAATGGACGCTTCACAGCTTGCCGCAACTAATGCAACAAGAGCTTTCAAGGAAATCGACGAAGCCAGAAACTCCGTAGGCGAAACTATACAGAAAATTGTTGAAAATCATCCCGGCGCTAAAGTTGACATTTCAGATATTAAGCAAGCATACAATGAAATGGCAGCAAAGACACTTAACATAAAGCCTGAAACGCCTAAATTGTACGATGCAAAAGGGAATATTATTAAGCCTTCAAGCCCTAGCATTACATCAAGCGAACAAGGCTTAAAAATCCATAATGAAATATCAGGTATATTAAACGATCTACCAGACGAATTAAACGCGGCTGACGCTTTGGCATTAAAGAGGCGTTTGAGAGAGAAAATTAAGTATGATGCTCAAGGTCAATACCGGACGCAAAGTACACCCATGGAAGGCGTAGAAAAAAAAGTCGCTCAATTAATAGATACAAAGCTCGATAATGTTCTACCTGGGTTTAAAGACGCAAACAAAGCGTATTCTGAATACGTAGGTTTAGAAGATGCTTTTGGCAAGGCATTAGGTAAAGAACTTGTAGCAAATTCTGGTGTGACAAAGCACGGCGCGTCTATTATGAAGCGAGCGGTAAAAAGCCTTGCAGATAGCGACGTAAGAGGGATATTTAAAGAAGTCAAACGGCTAACTAATGGAAGGTTTGACCTTTTGCAAGATGCTCATTCGGCCAATATTATTATGATGGGTTCGCCTAATGAAAGAATGGTTCAAAAGGCCTCTAGCATGGGTGAATTGATCAAGGCTGGAAATAAAGGGAACTTAACAGAACGTGCGTTATCTCAAGCCGAAAAGATAGCCGCTCACAATAGAAACAAGCGTATTGTTGATTGGCACGAAAAGCAATTAAGTAATGCAGAAAAGCAGAAAATTAAGGATTCGCAAAAGGGTAGTTCTATGCTCGGCAACAATCGCGGGAGTATTGGGGCTAATCCCCAAGTACATACCGACAATTTTAAGCAGTGGTTCGGTGATTGGGACAAGGCACCAGAAAAGGCGAGTAAGGTTGTGGATGAGAGCGGGAAGCCTTTAGCTGTTTTCCATGGTTCATCCGCAGATTTTACCAAATTTGAAGGCGGTGAAAATATTGGAAAAATCTCTGGGGACACTTATGGAGACGATGTTTTTTCCTTTAGTGATAGTCCAAGGGTTGCTAACGAGTATGCAAACGCCGAATATTCTGGAAGTAAAAGAGTATTTGGGAAAGATTACAACATAGGAACTGAAGGCGCAAATATTAAGAAAGTATACCTTGATATTAAAAACCCATACGTAATTGATGCAAAAGACAACTCCTTTGATTATTCAAAATTTTTCGGGAAAAAGGGTATTTCTGATTTAAAAAAAGAAGGCTACGATGGAGTTATTATAAAAAATGTTCACGATAATTTGGGGTATCAAGGCTTAAGTGGTGGCGGTGATACATATATGGTTTTTAATCCCAATCAAATAAAATCCGCAACCGGCAACTCCGGCGCGTTTTCAAAAGCAATAAATGACATTCGCGGCAACACCGGCCTAAAAATGCTCGCCGGTACTACGGCGGCGGGGGTTGGTGGTGCAACGTTGGCAGGTATGGTACAAAATAGAAAGAAAGGTAAATAAACTATGTCAAATTACAATTTCTCTCCTCTACCTAATTGGCAACTATCAGACGGAAACGGGAAGCCTTATGCTGGCGGTTTGATCTATACATACGAAGCGGGTGGTACTACTCCAAAGACCACATACAACGATGACGATACGGCAAATACTAACCCTGTGGTACTGGATAGTGAAGGGCGCGCAACAATAAAGCTAGATAATGGCAAGTATCGTATGGTGTTTACCGATGGAGTGAGCGCAACACTATTTGACCCTACAACAATTGAGGGCGTGCTAATTTGGGATATTGACAATATTGGGCAAGATACTGAGAGCCTAAGAGTAGTTGACAATTTTGCCGATTTAGAAGCTATCCCTTCCGGTGATTTGACTGACGGAGACGCGGCTATAGTGCAAGGCTGCTATACTCCTAATGACGGTGGTGGTGGCTTGTTTGTTTGGGATAGCACCAACACTTCGAGCACGTCTAGCATTGGCGGAATTTATATCATCCCTGACGGTGGCACAACAGGCCGATGGATACGACAAAACGTGGAAAAGATAAATCCTCGTTGGTTTGGTGCAAAAGGTGATGGTGTAACGGATGACACTTTGAAATTTGCCGAGTCTATAACATACGCTGTTGCGGTTGGGTTGCCAATAGTTTTGGATTATGGTACTTACTTCTTCGGCTCTGATCCTGGCTTTTTGACTACAACGCCTTTAGTGATTTTTAATAATGCGGTTCTTAAATGGGCTGGGTTCCCGCTAAATATTAATCCTTCAATTCCTTGCAGTGATGCAAATCGACATTTTAATTATACCCCTGGTGCTGATGACCCTGTTTTCCCTGCTAATTCCGAGATTAAAAATGTCTGGTTAGACGGGACAACAGAAGGTTGGTATCAATATGCTCTTAGCGATACAATAGACGCACTAAAAGGAGCTATAAACGATACGGTAGTAGTGCAAGATGATGCTGGAACATGGGTCGCAGGAAGCCTTAAAATCACGGTAAACGGCACCGAGTATACGCAATCATGGGTAACTAGTAAAGACGCTTCTCTTACCGCCTTAGCGTTGCAAATAGCGGCTAATTCAGAGGTTACTAGTGCTACTTACTCCTCGACAGCGCACACAATTACAATAGTGCCAGCAACAGGCAAAAGCCTTTATGTTGTTGTGACCACAAGTGGTATAAGTGGGGGCTCAACCGTTACATTCACTGTATCTAAAAAGGTGGGTGTTAGCTTAATAGCCGGGAATCGGTTTCTTACTTCTAAAGGAACAAATGTCGCTTCTACTAATAATATGACATTGTATAATGATGGTAATTATTTCAATATTACTGGGGCTAATACAATTAATCTTATTAATTCTGTAGGATGGACTTCTGGCAGTGAAATAACTCTTTACAGTGCTACGGCACCAACTATTGCACACAATCAAACTGCTTCTGGTGATTATAAAACTATTCTATTATCTGACAGCTCGGATTATTTACTAGAAACTGATGCTATTATCACGCTAGTTTATGACGGAACATACTGGAGAGAAAAAAGTCGGAGTCAATTAGTTCATTCAACTTCTGGAACGTTCACAGCTACTTTCCCAACAGGTATTAATGTTATTTTCTCTTATACAAAGTACTTTGATGGGTATGTTAGATTGTCTATCCCAACAGTTACCGGTTTAGATTCAAATAAAACACATGTTGCTTCAGGTACCCCTGTCCCGTCTAGCATAAGACCAGCTTCGGCAGTGTTCCCAATAATTATAATGAAAAATGACGGTGGAGTGCCTACCACGTGGATACCAACATTGTTTACAATAGATTCTACAGGTTCAATAACAACTATTTCGTGCGACAATTCAACAACAAGCACAGATTTCGTGTCTTGTGTATTATATTATAAACTATGAACAACGCACCTATAAAAACCCCACCTCTAGATGCTGACCCAAAGCTATTAAATTGGCAGTGGCAGAGGTGGTATAGTGATTTGACGGACAAAATAAAAGAGCTTGAGGCACGTATAAAAGAGCTTGAGAATCCATGAAAATCCTGATTGTTGATGACAATAGTTTTAGTAAAAAATTCATTCAGGATTTTGTATTGTCTCTAGGCGTTGATGTAGATTATTTTTGCACCCCTTCCAACTACGACGCTGGCTTAAGTAACATATCAGAAAACTTTGATATTGCCCTTTTTGATTACGATTTATGCGACAAAAAGACAGGCTATGATTTATATTGTTTGTATGTGCAATCATGGCCAAAATCTATTGCATACCTCTACAGCGCTAATGCGTATATTGTCAACCGTACCCCAGGGATTAAAACAACTTGTTTGTCAGATACCGAATTGCAAGACATGCTTAGGTATCATATTAACCATAAAACATTTAAGACCATTGAAAAGGATTCTATGACCATGACACCACCAGTAAACTCAATGGCTATGCCTATGTTTATCAAAGAGGCGTGTGACGAGAAACATTTAGCTATAAAAGAGCGTGCGGATAAATACGAAGAACGCAACGAAGCGGATCACAAGGCACTAAGGGACGTGCTCAAAGAAATGTCATCAAAGCTGGATACCTCTAACGCACAAGGCCGTCAAACGTTTTGGGCAATGATAGTATTCGGTATTGGTGTGATGGGGACATTTATAACAATTGCAGTTAAAATATTAGGTGCTAGCTAATGGATGCCATAAAAGCCCGTATCAAATTAAAGGAAGGTTTGCGCTTAGAAGTCTATGCAGACACTAGGGGCTTTTTGACGGTAGGATATGGGCATAAGATAACACCAGACGACAATTTAAAGCTAGGTGACAAAATAACTCAATCACAAGCTGATAATTATTTTGAGCATGATTTTTTCTGGGTGTTGTCAGGGGTTAAACAGATTATAAAAGGCTTTGAATCTAAACCAATTCAGGTTCAAACCGCAATACTTGATATGGCTTATAATAATGGGATAGGTGGGTTTAAGAAGTTTAAAAAGTTTATCGCAGCGGTTGAAATAAATGATTTTTTTGAAGCTGCAAATCAAATAGTAGATAGTGCAAATTATAGAAGTAAAGATTTACATGGTAGATATGTTGAACTCGAACAAATGGTAAGGGGTGCAAAATGAAAAAGAAACTTTTAAAATTTGTAAATAGTCGTACTTTTTGGATTCAGGTTGCATCGGTTGCGGTTTTTACTGTAAATGAGTTTATGCCAGTTATACCAAAAGAATATATAGTCTATGCAAATATTGGTTTAACTCTTTTAAACAGGTACATAAAAGCCTCGAAAGAAGTAAAGTAATGATCGCCGACACGAACGGAATGAGGGTGTAAAAAGATGAAAAAAATATTGTTGATTTTGTTAATGGCATTTAGTGTAAATGCTACACTAATTACTAAGGGCGTTTATACTGTTGGTACTGGGAAACAATATGCAACGTGGAAAATAGCAATGGACTCCCTCAAAACTAAATTGCAGGGCGATGTTACTTTGTTATTTTATTACCCTATTACAGAGGTGACATATAAAGGAGCGGTTGATACACTAAACGGATATACCCTTGCTCTTGTAAATATGACCCCTCATTATGGTAAATTTAGCAGTGCAACGCACACGATGACTACCAGTGATGGCATAAATATTAGGCCAATCGGTAACGGTAGATTGATAATTGATGGATTTTATATAACTGCTAAAACCGGGACTGCTGCCAATACCTACGGGATACAGGTTCAAACGGCCGCCACCAATGTTGAGATAGTTATCCGAAATTGTATGGTTAATG